ATGGACGAGCTTCTCTCCAAAGTGAAAGCCAACCTCATATTGGAACACACGGCGGATGATGCCTTGCTGAAAAGCTACATCACCGCCGCTGTTTCTTACGCCGAAAGCTACCAGCACATCCCGGAGGGCTATTACACGGAGAACCCCATGCCTCCCACCACAGAGCAAGCCGTCATCATGCTGTCGTCCCACTTCTACGAAAGCCGGGACGGTAGCACGGGCGGCTTCTTTGCGGATAACACCGGCGCGGCACAGCAGGTGTGGAACACGGTCAATCTGCTGCTACGCTTGGATAGGCGGTGGCAGGTATGAGTTTCGGAAAAATGAACGGCTTTGCCGACATCGTAGAAACCCGCCAAGTCAAGGACAGCGAAGGCTTCACTCATTCTGAGGATGAAGTCCTCGCTTCCGTCCGTGTGTACCGAGAAGGTCGGCATGGCTCTCAGCGCTGGGCGAACCTCGCCGCATTCAGCGAAGCGACCGACCTGTTCCGCTTTCGGTGTATTCCTGGGCTGACGGTCACTACCGATCATTTTCTCATCTGCGATGACTGTCGCTACGACATTGTGTCCGTGGAGGATGTAAAGGGGCGTGGGATGTACATTGAGGTGCTGGCAAAGAAGGAGGTGCCGACCGTTGGCTAAGTGCGATATGAAAATGCCGGAGGATTTTCTTCTGAAGATATCCAAGCTCGGCAGCAACTTTGACAGCGTTGCGGATACCGTCCTGCAGGCCGGTGGCAAGGTCGTGCTGAAGAAGGTCAAGAGCAATCTCTCCTCCGTTATTGGCAGAGGAACAAAATATGACTCTCGCTCCACGGGCGAACTGGAAGGTGCGCTCGGCCTTTCGCCCTCCAAGCTGAATCGGGACGGCAACCACGACATCAAGGTCGGTTTTGCCGAGCCACGCTCGGACGGCGGCAGCAATGCCAAACTTGCCAACATTCTCGAATACGGCAAGCACGGGCAGCCCGCAAAGCCGTTTCTGAAACCCGCGAAAACAGCGTCCCGGCAGGAATGCATCAATGCCATGACCAAGGTACTGGATGAGGAGGTGGAAAAGCTGTGAGCCTGCTATCCGATTTGCAAAACCTCGCCGAAAGCTGCGGCGCGTCCGTGGAAACGGGTGTGTTTTCCGGCAAAGCGCCGGACACCTATCTGGTCATCACGCCGCTGTCGGACAGCTTTGAGTTTCACACCGACAACACCCCCGGCTGCGAAACGCAGGAGGCACGGCTGTCCCTCTTCACAAAGGGCAGTTACACCAAACTGAAAAATGACCTTGTCCGTGCCTTGCTTGGTGCGGACTTTTATATTACCGACCGCCGGTACATCGGCTTTGAGACCGAGACCGGCTACCATCACTACGCCATTGATGTGGCGCAAATCTACGAACTGGAGGAATAAGTTATGGCGACCATCGGTCTTGACAGACTGTATTACGCAAAAATCACCGAGAACGATGCCGGTGAGGAAACCTACGGTACGCCGTCCCAGCTTGCCAAAGCAATCTCCGCCGACCTTTCGGTGGAACTGGCGGAAGCGACGCTCTATGCCGATGACGGCGCTTCGGAGATCGTGAAGGAATTCAAATCCGGCACTCTCTCCCTCGGCATTGACGATATCGGCTCTGCGGCGGCATCCGACCTCACGGGTGCAACCATCGACAAAAACAAGGTGCTGATTTCCGCATCCGAGGACGGCGGTGACCCTGTGGCAGTTGGCTTCCGTGCCAAGAAGTCCAACGGCAAGTACAAGTATTACTGGCTGTACCGAGTGAAATTCGGTATTCCGGCGACGAACCTTGCCACCAAGGGCGACAGCATTACCTTCTCTACGCCGACCATTGAGGGCACTATTCTGCGCCGCAACAAGGCAGACGCAGGCGGCAAACACCCGTGGAAAGCGGAGGCTTTGGAGGGCGATGTGACCGCAGCGACCATCACGAACTGGTATAAGGAAGTCTATGAGCCGACCTATACCACGACACCCGAAAAACAGGGTTAACGGAGGTAACGCACAATGGATAACGAAAGAACCGCAGTCATCACCATCGGGGATGAGGAATATACGCTGCTCCTCACGACCAAGGCCACCAAGGAGATCGCCGGTCGATACGGCGGGCTGGAAAACCTCGGTGAGAAGCTGATGAAGTCCGAGAACTTTGAAATGGCAATCGGCGAGATCGTGTGGCTGATTACGCTTCTTGCAAATCAGAGCATCCTCGTCCACAACCTCAAGGATAAGGAACACCCCAAGGAGCTGCTCACCGAAGATGTGGTGGAGCTTCTGACCACGCCCCTCGACCTCGCCGGATACAAAACCGCCATTACGGAGGCGCTCTACAAGGGCACCAAGCGGAATGTGGAAAGCGAGAAAGACGCAAAAAACGCGCAAGTCGGGTAACGGTCTCCGATGCGGAGCTGTTTACCCGGCTTCTTTATTACGGCCTTGCCCACCTTCATCTCAGCCAGGATGAAGTGTGGCTGATGCCGTTCGGTCTGCTGCTGGACTTATGGGAGTGCCACAAGCAGTATAACGGGCAGGCCTCCCCGGCACGAGAGCATTACATCGACGATATTATCCCGGACGGCATTTGACCCATATCGGGCAGCTTCACCTCGAACTTAGTCCGTTTCCGTCGCAACTTCTTTGTGAACTTTTTCGTATAGCCTTGATATTTTTCAAAAATCGTGGTATACTACATATAGAAGTTCGGACGGTTTCGTCCTAAGTACGAGGTGAAATGCATGGTTAAACGAGATTCCTATATGAACCGACTGATCCACAGTATGTGGAACGGCGAGATAAAGGTCATCACAGGCATACGCAGATGCGGCAAGTCCGTACTGCTTTTCGATCTGTTTTTCGAGTATCTTCTTTCGCAGAACGTTTCGGAAGATCATATTTTGAAAATCGAACTGGATCAGCGGCGGTACTATAAGTTCAGAAATCCGATCACTCTGTGCGAATATGTAGAAAGCACCGTCCGGGACAGGAAGGATGAAAAATTCTATCTGTTCATTGATGAGGTGCAGCTCACCACGAAAGTAGTGGACAAGGAAAACGGCGGCATCGAGGTTACCATCTACGATATGCTGAACGAACTCAAGGCATATAAAAACCTTGATGTTTATGTCACCGGCAGTAACTCCAAAGGGCTGTCGAAAGATATCGCAACAGAGTTTCGCGGTCGTGCTACACAGATCCATGTGTTCCCTTTGTCATTTGCGGAGTTTTATTCTGCCGTGGGCGGCGACGAGCGAAAAGCGCTGGATACCTATATGCTCTATGGCGGTATGCCTAGACTTTTAGCACTGGAGGATGACAAAGATAAGAAGGATTATCTGACCTCCCTCTACAGCGAATTGTATGTCAAGGATATTGTGGAGCGAAACGGCATCGAGCGCGAGGATGTTCTGAATGATATTCTGGACTTCCTTGCTTCGCAGATCAGTTCGCTGACGAATCCGACCAATATTGCAAATGCCATCGCGTCCATGAAGAACGAAAAAATCAATCCCGCGATGGTTTCAAACTATGTACAGTATGTTATCGACTCTTTCCTCATTTCAATGGCAAAGCGATACGATGTCAAAGGAAAGACCTATTTCAAGTATCCGAACAAATACTACTATACGGATATCGGGCTTCGGAACGCACGGCTGAATTACCGCCAGTATGATCCCGGTCATATCATGGAAAACATGATCTACAACGAACTTCTGCGGCGCGGGTACTCTGTTGATGTCGGTGTGGTCTGCGACCGCGCAGGCGACAGCAAGGTTCAGAAAGAGATCGACTTTGTGGTAAACGATGCAGATAAAAAAATCTATATTCAGTCCGCTTTCCGCATGGATACCGATAAAAAGGAATTCTCCGAGCTGGCATCGCTGATGCTTACCAAGGATTTCTTCAAAAAGATTATCGTTCGCATGGATGTGCCGCACAATTTTTATGACGACAACGGCATCTTCCACTGCAATCTGATCGACCTACTGCTTGGCCGGGTAGAATTGTTCTGACAAAATAACTCATATATCTACGAGGAGTGACCTTTCGGGGACACTCCTTTTTCATACCATCAGGCACGCTTTCATCGAAAACTTCGGACGGTTTCGTCCCAACTTCTCGGTGAGAGGGTGCTTTTTTCATGCCATCCACAAGGAGGTGACGGTACATGGCAGACAGTTTCGGACTGAAGATCGGTCTTGAGGGCGAAAAAGAATTCAAGAAAGCACTGGCGGACATCAACCAGTCTTTCAAGGTGCTCGGCTCCGAAATGAAGCTCGCCACCTCTCAGTTCGATAAAAACGATAAATCCGTGGAGGCTCTCGCCGCACGGAATAAGGTGCTGCGAAAAGAGATCGATGAGCAGACTACAAAAATCGACACCCTTCGCAAGGCTCTGCAGAATGCCGCCACCTCTTTTGGGGAGAACGACCGTCGCACCCAGAACTGGCAAATTCAGCTCAACAATGCCGAAGCCGCCCTCAACGACATGAACCGTGAGCTGGACGAAAATGAGAAAGCCATCAAGGATGGCGGCAAGGCTGCGGAGGAATCCGGCAGCAAGTTTGAAGGCTTCGGCAAGGTTCTCAAAACCGTAGGTGTGGCACTCGGTGCAATTGCCGTTGCCGCAGGTGCCGCCGCCGTGAAGCTCGGCAAAGAGGTCATTGCCGCCTATGCTGACTATGAACAGCTGGTCGGCGGTGTTGACACTCTGTTCAAGGGCTCCTCGCAGGAGATCCAGCGGTATGCCGCCAATGCATACAAAACGGCAGGACTTTCTGCCAACGAGTACATGGAGACGGTCACGGGCTTTTCCGCAAGTCTGATCCAGTCTCTCGGCGGCGATACCGAGAAAGCCGCAAAGTATGCGGATATGGCAATCACGGATATGTCCGACAACGCCAATAAGATGGGTACGGATATGTCCTCCATTCAGAATGCCTACCAGGGTTTTGCCAAGAAGAACTATACGATGCTCGACAACCTCAAGCTGGGCTACGGCGGCACAAAGCAGGAAATGGAGCGACTGCTCGCCGATGCGGAGAAGATATCCGGCGTCAAGTACGACATATCCTCCTACGCAGATGTGGTGGAAGCCATCCATGTCATGCAGGAGAGCATGGATATTGCGGGTACGACTGCCAAGGAAGCCGAAGCCACCATTTCCGGCTCTGTCAATGCACTGAAATCCGCCGTGTCGAACCTCATTGTAGGCTTTGGTGATGCGGACGCTGACATGGAGCTGCTGTGCAACAACATGGTGGATGCCTTCAAGACCGTGGTGGCGAACATCACCCCGGTTATTGAGAACATCGTGGCGGCTCTGCCCACGGCGCTGGATGCCCTGCTGACGGCTGTGGGCGAACTGCTGCCCACACTGCTGGAAGCGGTCACCGAGTTGTTCTCACAGGTGTTGGAAACGCTTCTGTCCCTGCTTCCGCAGCTTATCCCGGCGGCGGTGTCCGCACTCATGACCATCGTGAACACGCTGATTGAGAATCTGCCCCTGCTCATTGAGGCGGCGGTTCAGCTGGTATCAACTCTTGTGACCGGCATTGCGGATGCACTGCCCACGCTCATTCCGGCAGCGGTGCAGGCTATCGTCACCATCGTACAAGGACTGGTGGACAGCCTGCCGATGCTCCTTGACGCAGCCTTACAACTTATCACGGGACTGGCGCAAGGACTTCTGGACGCAATCCCCGTGTTGATCGCCGCTCTGCCGGAGATCATCAACGGTATCATTACCTTCTTACTGGATTCGATTCCTCAGATCATCGAAACAGGCATTCAGCTTCTGACCTCGCTTGTTGCCGCATTGCCGGATATCATTATGGCAATCGTGGAAGCCATTCCGAAAATCATTGACGGTATTATCAACGCGGTGCTAAATGCGATACCGCTCATTATTCAGGCAGGCATCGACCTGCTGATTTCGCTGATACAGGCTTTGCCGCAGATCATCACGACTATCGTGCAGGCGATTCCGCAAATTATCTCCGGCATTGTCAATGCCTTGATTGGAAACATCGATAAAATCATCATGGCGGGCGTGCAGTTGTTCGTTGCGCTGATTGAAAATCTGCCCACCATTATCGTGGAGATCGTCAAGGCCGTGCCGCAGATTATTGCGGGCATCGTGAAAGCCTTCGGCTCTCTGATGTATAAGATCGTAGAAATCGGCGGCAACATCGTCAAGGGACTGTGGAGCGGTATTACCCAGCTTGCCTCGTGGCTGTGGGATAAGGTGTCCGGGTGGATCTCCTCCATCTGGGACGGCATCTGCGATTTCTTCGGTATCCACTCGCCCTCGAAGGAGATGGCATGGGTCGGTGAAATGCTGGTCAAGGGCCTTGCAGGCTCCATTGACGACAACGGCGATGAAGCGGTCAAAGCCGCCGAAGGTATGGCCGAGGACATCAACGGCGTCATGGGTGACCTTGCCCATGATATGCAGACGGCTCTGCCCACCGACTTTGACGTGAACGGCTCGATTCGCTCCGCCGTGGACGGCGTGGTCGGCAAGGCGGCGTCCGCTTTCACCATCGCCCTGAACATTACGAATTTCAACAATTACAGCAGCGAGGATATCCGTCAACTCACCAACGAAGTCATGGAAACGGCGAATCAGTTCGCCCAGCGGAAAGGAGTGGTATTCGCATGAGCTATTTTACCTACAACGGCCGCAGTTCCGCTGAGTTCGGTCTGCATATCGAGAAAAAGGATGTGTTCTCAGCACCGGAGTATGATGCGGAGTTCATCTCCATTCCCGGTCGGAGCGGCGACATCATCAATCCCAACCGCCGCTTTGCCAACATCAAGGTGACCTACACAGTGTTCCTCGCTCGGAAGAATATAGCCGCACTTGCCGCTGTCCTGCGGGACATTAAGGGCTGGCTTTATTCCGAGCCGGACAGATACCACGAAATCACCGACTCTTACGATGCGGAGTATTTCCGCTACGGTGTCATCTCCGGCAATCTGGACATTGAGGAGCAGCTAAACAAGGTCGGCAGCTTTACCGTGACCTTCAACTGCAAGCCTTATAAGTACAGCCTTGCGGGACAGGAAACGGTGTCGGCTGACAGTTCTGAACTGACGATTGCAAATCCGACTGCCTTTGAGAGCCGACCGTATATCAAGCTCTATGGCAACGGGACGGTGGTAATAATGATACAGCCCCAAGGCTGTGGCATGATGATTTCCAATCTGGATGAGTACATCGAGATCGACAGTGAATTGATGAACTGCTTCAAAGACACCATCCTCAAAAACGATAAGGTTAAGGGTACGGAGTTTCCCGTTCTCAAGCCGGGTGTTTGCACCATCAACTGTACCGGCGATGTAACGAGGATTGAGGTCATTCCAAGGTGGTGCTGTCTATGATCCCTGTACTTTACCCCGCAAGCGCTACAGATTTCAGTTCATTCGGCCTTGGTGTGCTGACGGACACCATTTCCTGCGAAGTCACAGAGGATCGAAACGGTGTGTTCGAGTGCCTGCTCAAATACCCGGTCAGCGGTCAGCACTATGGGCTTATCACCAAGGAGTGCATTATCAAGGCAAAACCCAATGACACCGCCGCCGACCAGGCATTCCGTATTTACCGCATCACGAAGCCATTGAACGGCATCGTCACCATCTACGGTCAGCACATCTCCTATGACCTTGCCAATGTGCCGGTGATGCCGTTCAGTACCGATAGCCGCTCTCCGCAGCTTATCCTCTCGCAGCTTCTTGCAGGAGATACACGCTTTACCGGCTGGACGGACTACTCGGATGTGAAAGCATTCTCCGTCAAGCAGCCGAAAAGCGTCCGTGCCTGTCTCGGCGGCACGGAAGGCTCTATGCTCTCTCAATGGCACGGCGAATTTGAGTGGGACAACTTTACGGTGAAGCTCCATTCCCATCGCGGACAGAAAACAGGCGTGGTCATCGAATACGGTAAGAACCTCACCGCTTTGGAGCAGGACGAGGACAGCAGCAGTGTGTACACCGCACTGCTCCCGTATGCCGTGTACACCCCGGAAGGCTCGGACGCCGAAACGGTAGTCACACTGCCGGAGGTAACGCTTCCCATTGTGACCTCGGAGATCGCCCGGGCAAAAACGCTCATCATGGATTTCTCCGACCAGTTTGACGGAGATGTGACCGAGGAAGCCCTCAGAGCAAAAGCAAACAGTTACATCAAGGTAAATCCGCTGGGAGCGACTATCCCCACGGTGAAGGTATCCTTCGAGCCGCTTTGGAAACAGCCGGGGTATTCGGCACTCCTGGAGCGGGTCAACCTCTGCGATACCGTCACCATCCGGCACTCGGCTCTCGGTGTCAGCGCGTCAGCTATGGTCATTGAGACCGTGTACGACACCCTCGCTGAGCGGTATAAGAGCATTTCCCTCGGTCAGAGCAAGTCCAGTATGATTACCACCATCTCCGAGGTGCAGTCCACGGTCGACAAGGTGGAATCCACGGTGGGACGCTTTCCGAAGCTGCTCCAAACCGCCATCGGCAAAGCCACCGGGCTTATCACCGGTCAGAGCGGCGGCTATGTGGTCATCCACACCGGCGAAGAGAACGGACAACCCTATGAACTTCTCATTCTGGACGCTCCATCTATTGACGAAGCCGTGAATGTCTGGCGGTGGAATGTAGGCGGTCTGGGCTTTTCCCATAACGGCTACAACGGTCCCTATGAAACTGCCATCACGGCAGACGGTCAGATCGTAGCGGACTTCATCACCTCCGGCTCCTTGGTGGCGAACATCATCAAGGCTGGTGTCATTCAGTCACAGGATGGCTCGTCCTGGTGGGACTTGGAGAGCGGCGAAGTCGTGCTTCGTGCCTACGCCACCAGCAAGGAGGTCACCGAGGTCAGCGACCGCATTACTACCATCGAGGAGCAGAAAATGCTCCGGCTCGTCATCATCTCGTCCAACGGGAACATCTTCAAGAACGGCAATGTAAAAACGCTGCTTTCCGCCAAGGTGTACTCCTGGGACGAGGACATCACCGACACGCTGGATGCCAACCAGTTTGTCTGGACAAGGGTGTCTGAGGATACGGAAGCGGACAAGGTCTGGAACGAGCAGCATTTCGGCGGCGCAAAGTCCGTGGTCATCACCGGTGCGGATGTCAAAGTCCGCGCCACTTTTTATTGTGACCTCATCGACACCACGACCAGGCAAAGCCTGTTATAACGGAGGAATTTACTATGGCAACCGCAGAACCCACAACAGAAGCCGGCACAGTGTCCGGTTCAGATACAACAACTTCAAAGGAGGCTTCTCACATGAGCAAAGCACAAGGCCAGTTTACCATCATCGACTACAATGACGCACTGACGCTGACGGGGTACATCGGCTCAAACCTCGCCAAGACTCAGATGTATAACCCCGACAACGGCAGTTATACCCCGGACTGGAAAACGAAGAACCTCGTTCTGACGCCCAGCCTGTATGTCATCGGCACCACCGCCGACCAGATCGCCACCGCCAATGTCACCTCGGTCAAGTGGTATGTGGGCGACAACAACACCGCCATTACCGCAGGTACGAACTACGGACTGAGTGGTGCCAAGAGCCACATCCTCACGGTCAAGGCCAATGTCATGGCGGAGCTGCCCGGCATCGACTACCGCTGTGTCATCACCTACAAGGACGAAAGCACCGGCCTGTCGCTGACCCATCCGCTGACCATTTCCTTCTCCCGTGTGGTCAACGGCTCCGGCATCGTTGACCTGCTGGTCACCACGCCCAACGGAAATGTGTTCAAGAACGAGGAGGTCGCCAGTCTGACCGCCAAGGCCGAGCTGTGGCGCGGCTCTACGGTAGACACCACCAAGGTCAGCTACAAGTGGGCGGTCATGGACGCTTCCGTCACCGCTACTTCTTCCACCGGCTATGATGCAGACTTCGGCATCGGCTGGCGCAAGCTCTCGGATACCGCCGACAAATACTCCGGCACGGCCACCAATACCCTCACGGTCTACGCCGCAGCGGTGGACAGCTACGCCGTGTTCAAGTGCTGTGCCCAGGACACGGATTCCGCATCGGCTTCTTATAACACGAAGTTTTTCGATGTGGCGACCTTCATCGACAACTCCGACCCGTTGCAGATCATCGTCACCTCCACGGGCGGCGATGTGTTCAAGAACGGCCAGGGTACGACCGTGCTGACCGCCGTCTGCTACCAGGCGGGCTCCGAGGTGGATGCGGCCGGAAACGGCAGTTACACCTGGACGAAGTACAACAAAGACGGTGTTGTCGATACCTCTTGGGGTACCAACGGCAGCAAGACCGGCAAGACCCTGTCGGTGTCCAGCGCCGATGTGGATACCAAGGCAACCTTTATGGTTGTTGTGGCACTTTAAGGAGGTGGTGAGATGATCGCATCGGCACAGTTCACGATTATCAGTCTCTGCGATGTGGTCACCTCGGACACGCCGCCGGAGAAACCCTATGAGGGGCAGCTCTGGGTGGACACCTCCGTGACCCCGCCGGAGACGAAGATATGGGACGGAAACGAATGGGTGGTGCAGAACGACATTGAAACAATCCGCACCACCATTTCCATTCTGACCGAGAAGGACGCACAGTTCCAGCAGACCATTGACGGGCTGAACAGCTATGTGGCGACCCTCACTGAAACGATGGAAACGGTCTCCAACGACCAGGGCGTCCTGGAGGAACGGGTACTGAATTCCGAGAGTAGGGTTTCGGAACTGGAACACACGGTGGACGGGCTGACCGTATCCATGCAGGAGCAATACATCGGTGGCATCAACTATGTGCAGAATTCATCCGGATTGAACGGTGTCACGGACGATTGGAGCTACTCCGGCACGGTGAAAACGGATGCCTCCACGGACACCCAGAACAACACCATTTCCGACTCCTGCTTTGTGCTGGGCGCATACTCCTCGCTGTCGCAGTACATCCGAGGGGTAGTACCCGGCACTTATACGATCTCTGTCCGGGCAAAGAAAACCTCGACCATGTCCGGGTATTTCTATGTGACCTACAACGGGAACAAAACCAAGTACCTGTTCAATAAGTCCACGGCGTTTGACTGGACGGATTACTCCGTAACGCTCACGGATGTGACCGACCCCACGTTGCGTATTTACTGCTACTGTCGGGATGCGTCCATTTATCTCGCCGACATCATGATTTCCGAAGGAGCGATTCCCCGAAAGTGGACGCCTGCTCCCAACGAGATCTACACTCAGGAGGTCAAGATCGACAAGCGGGGCATCGAGGTATCCAACAGCGCATCGTCCCAGCGGACGGTCATCACGAACACGGAGTTCGCCGGTTACTACAACGATGAGGTGATTTTCACCCTGAACAAGGACGAAACGCAAACCAAGAAAACCACGGTGGACGGCGAACTGACCGTGGGTAAAACGAAGTTTGTCCCGATGCCGACGGCGTCCGAAGGGCTGAACATCGTCATTCTGGATTAAGGAGGGAAAACTATGGCAACTTGGAAAAGCGCGGCATACGATGGGCGCTATCTTCAACTGGACATTTCAGAAAGCGTGAATGTGGGCGGTAACAGCTCGACACTTTCCTGGACGCTGACCTCTACCGGTGGCGCATCCACTTACTACACCATTGACACGACCACTGTAACGATCAATGGTACGACCGTATACTCAAAGGGCCGTACCTATTGGGATGACCGTGTTTTCCCGGCAAAGAAAGGTTCTGTCAGCGGCACGATTACTGTAGCTCATGACAGTAACGGCAGCAAAACCATAACGGTCGGCTTTTCTACCCGTGTGTATATCTTCGGCCCACAGGAATACGGCGGCAACATGACGCTGACCACCATCGACCGCTCTGCGCCCACAGTTACATTCAGCACCTCGAATGTCACGGCAAACGGGTTCAAAATCTCCGCTACATCCTCTGCCACGGCGGACATCTGGCAGTACAGCACAAACGGTGGTTCAAACTGGACGCAGTTCTCGACGACGGCATCCACCAGTGCCAGCGTAACACTGTCCTCGCTCTCACCGAACACCAGCTATACGGTGAAAGTCAGAGCAAGGCGGCAATACAACCACGTCTACGGCACTTCCGGCAGTTCCACGGTCAAGACGCTTGGCGGTGCTGTGGTGAATAGTGTCAACACGGTGACGGCGGACAATGCCACGGTTTCCATTACCATCAATGTGACCGTGTACGAAGCCTCCTACACCAATACGCTGGTGCTCAAAAACGGCAGCGCGACCATCCTGACTATTTCCGGGCTTTCCTGGTCGAAGGGCACTGCGAACCGCACAGTCACGCTGACATCGGCGCAGAGGACAACACTGCTGAACGCTATGGCGTCCATCAAGTCCTTTATAGGTACCTTTGCGGTTTCGTCTTACAGCGGGTCTACGCAGATCGGCAGCACCTCAAGCAAGACCGCCACGGTACTGACCACGGCAACCAATTCTGCTCCAACCATAAGCGGATTCACTTATGCCGACAGCTACACGACCACAAAGAACCTCACGGGCAACGATCAGCTGTTCGTACAGGACTACTCAACCCTCAAGGTCACCCCCGGAACGGCGACTGCAAAGAACGGAGCGTCCATTTCCAACTATACCGCTTCCTGCAACGGTTTATCCGCATCCAATTCAACTGGGTCTGCTATCACAGTCGGAAAGATCGCCAAGTCCGGCAGTGTGACGGTCACGCTCTCGGTCACGGACTCCCGCGGCTACACCGCCGAAACTTCACAGACGGTGACGGTCATTCCGTACACCAAGCCGAAAATATCCTCGATAACGCTCCGGCGAACCAACGATATCGAAGCGGAAATGCAGCTCAAATTCAGTGGCTCTATTTCTGCTGTGACCGTAGACGGGACGCAGAAAAACAGCGTGGTTTATGTGCGGTATCGTTACAAGAAAACCAGTGAGAGCAGCTACGGCAGCTACGCCAGCATCTATTCCGGCACGACAAAAAGCGGAACCTCTTTCAGCTACTCCAATTTGGAGCTATGCAGTCTGGATGCAAACAGCTCCTACGACTTCCATTTGCAGATCCAAGACAAGCTCTATTCTTTGAGCAGTCTGGATCTGTATTTTACTGTTCCGCAAGGTACGCCGCTCATTGCACTGCGGAAAAAGAAGGTCGGCATCAACACGCCGGACCCGCAGGCCACGCTGGATGTGGACGGCAATATTCATATGAATGGCGTCAATGTCCACGGCAAAATGGGCAGAGTGGACGGCTCGACCACCGACCTCAACAATGTGAAGACTCCCGGCTACTATTTTGCGTATTCCGCTTCCACGGAAAAGCACTTTCCGACCACCACAATCGGTATGCTGGAGGTCTTTCTGCCGGAAAGCTACTTCATTCAACAGCGGTACACCGTCTATAACGGCTCAAGGATGTATATTCGGGGAAACTATGGCGGCACATGGTCTTCGTGGCACACGGTGTCGCTGACCACAGTAACATAAAGAATATTTTTCGGAATCAAGGCGCTCTGCGGAGTGCCTTTTTTCATACTCATTTTCAAATTTCAAAGGAGGACAAACAACATGAAAGAATTCTGGACGACCATTCAGATGGTGTTCGCCGGAATCGGCGGCTGGCTGGGATGGTTCTTGGGAGGATGTGACGGCTTGCTTTATGCGCTTCTGGCTTTCGTAGTCATCGACTACATCACCGGCATCATGTGCGCCGTGGTGGACAAGAAGCTGTCCAGCGAAGTCGGCTTCAAGGGCATTTTCAAAAAGGTGCTCATCTTCGCCCTGGTCGGCATCGGGCATATTCTCGACACCCGTGTCATCGGCAGCGGCTCGGTGATGCGTACTGCCGTCATTTTCTTCTACCTATCGAACGAGGGCGTGTCCCTGTTGGAAAACGCTGCATACCTGGGACTGCCCATCCCGCAGAAGCTGAAATCCGTGCTGGAGCAGCTTCATGACCGCAGTGAAAAGGAGGATGAATAATATGGCTTACACAAACAGTTTCCTGGTGTCCTACACCAAACTCAGCCCGAACCACTCCGGGCAGCGCACCCACAGCATTGACCGCATCACGCCTCACTGCGTGGTGGGTCAGTGCTCAGTTGAAACGCTCGGCAACATCTTCTTGCCGACCTCACGGCAGGCAAGCAGCAACTACGGCATTGGCGTGGACGGCAGGGTCGGAATGTATGTGGAGGAGAAAAACCGCTCTTGGTGCTCTTCCTCCAATGCTAATGACCAGAGAGCCGTCACTATCGAGTGTGCCAGCGACAACACCGAGCCTTACGCTTTTAAGGATGTGGTGTACCAGCGGCTCATTGAACTTTGCACCGACATCTGCAAGCGCAACGGCAAAACCAAGCTGCTCTGGCTGGGAGATAAGGCCAAGACGCTGAACTACACCCCGAAATCCGACGAGATGGTTCTGACCGTCCATCGGTGGTTTGCGAATAAATCCTGTCCCGGTAACTGGATGTATGCCCGTATGGGTGATCTGGCATCCAAGGTCACGGCAGCTCTCGGCGGTGATGTAAAACCTGCCGACACGGTCAAGCCCACACCTGTAGGTATCAAGGCCGGTGACCTCGTGACCATCACGGGCAGCACCTACTATAACGGCAAAGCCATTCCCGGCTGGGTGAAGAAGCTCCGCTGGTATGTGGTTGAGGTCAGCGGCGACCGTGCCGTCATCAACAAGGATGAATCCGGCAGGTACGCCATCATGTCGCCGGTCAAGACCTCTGCACTTGCCGTGGCAGGCACGAAACCCGCCGATGACTATCGCATCCATACCGTAATGCACGGAGATACCCTCTGGGCAATCGCAAAGAAGTATCTCGGCAACGGCAGCCGCTACAAGGAGATCGTCAGTCTGAACGGGCTGAAAAGCAATGTCATCTACAGCGGTATGAAGCTCAAGATTCCGAATAAGTAAACCGAACCTCATCACACGCTCTCTGCGGATCATTCCGTGGAGGGCGTTATTTTTTTGCTCTTTTTTCGTTCAAGATGGCCATTTCCCTCCAGTGGGTAGTGAGAGGGGCCCCTCTCGGACTGGAGGACAATCTCATGACAAATGAGCAAATAGGAAAGATAACGGCCCTGCGGCATCAGGGCTTTGGATATACGGCCATCGCCAACAGCGTCGGACTGTCAAAGGACAGCGTCAAAGCATATTGTCGATCCCACGGCCTCGCCGGTGAGAAGGCAGAGAGCCACAGCCTTGCGGAGGTTCCCACGCAGCTTTGCCTGAACTGCGGCAAAACGCTGATCCAGTTCCCCCGACGGAAACAGAAAAAGTTCTGCTGCCCGGAATGCCGGACGGCATGGTGGAACGCTCACCCGGATGCTGTGAAGCAGAAGGCCGTTTATACCTTTATCTGCCCAGAGTGTGGGAAGGAGTTCACGGCCTACGGAAACGCCAAGCGCAAGTACTGCTCCCACGTCTGTTATATTGCGGCCCGGTTCAAAGGCGGTGATGCCTGATGAGCAAGGAGGAGCTCCACAACGATATGCTCTACCATGCAGCGATTTCAATGGCGAAATCCATGCTCGAAAAGGGCTTGATCACCGAGGAGGAATACGCTGAAATTGATACAATTCTACTCGAAAAATACCGACCGTATTTGGGTACATTATTATCCGAAAACGCTTGATATTCCTGCCTTTTAGAGTGATATATAGACACTACCGGAAGGAGGGATATCATTGAAAACAGTAGAGAAAATCGAGCGAAAACTGCCGGTTCTGAAAACAAGAAAGCGAGTCGCTGCCTACGCCAGAGTGTCGATGGAATCCGAGCGGATGCAGCACTCGCTTTCTGCACAGGTGAGCTACTACAGCGCACTGATTCAGAAGAACCCAGAATGGGAATACGCTGGCGTTTTTGCGGATTACGGGATCTCCGGCACCGGCACCAAAAAGCGTGATGAGTTCAACCACATGCTGGCTGAGTGTGAAGCCGGAAACATCGACATAATCCTCACCAAGTCGATCCAGCGATTTGCGAGGAACACCGTGGACCTTCTGAACACGGTCCGGCACCTGAAGGAGCTCGGCATTGAGGTTCGCTTCGAGAAGGAAAAAATCAATTCCTTGAGCGGCGACGGAGAGCTGATGCTTTCCATCCTCGCTTCCTTTGCACAGGAAGAAAGCCGCAGCATTTCCGAGAACGTCAAGTGGGGTACGATCAAGCGGTTCAAGCAAGGCATTCCCAACGGCAAGTTCAGCATTTTCGGGTATGAGTGGCAGGACGACAAACTGGTCATCGTACCGGAGGAAGCAGAGATCATCCGTTGGATGTATGCCGAGTACATGAAAGGCGCATCCCGGATTGAGATTGGCAGGGCCTTGATGGACCGAGGCATTTATACCCGGCAGGGAAAGCCGTGGGTGGACTCCAATGTGAAGGTTATCCTGACAAACATCACCTACACCGGGAACATGCTCTTCCAGAAGGAATACTGTGAAGACCCGATCACCAAGCACCGTAGGAAGAATTACGGCGAGATGCCACAGTATTTTGTCGAAGACACTCACGAGGCAATTATCCCGATGGACGAATGGCAAGCGGTACAGGCCGAGTTCAAGCGCAGACGGGACCTTGGTCCCTTCGGAAACAAGTCGCTGAAACTATCGGCTTTCTCCACGAAGATCACCTGTGGCTGCTGCCGAAAACACTATCGCCACAGTGGAAAACGGAATACCGCCGGTGAGGTTTACTACATCTGGATCTGTCAGACGAAAAGCCAGAAAGGTGTGTCGGCTTGCCCCTCGAAGAACATCCCGGAGAAGATGCTCCAGAATACCGCAGCGAAGGTGCTGGGCCTTGATAAGTTTGACGAGGACGTTTTCAGTCAGCAGATCGAGGAAGTCATCGTTATCGGAGACGATACCTTGACCTTCCGCTTTTACGACGGCCACGAGGTCACCACCAAATGGCAATCTACTGCCAAGACCGACTGGTGGACAGACGAGCGCAGAAAGCTCTGGGGAGAACGGCACAAGCGCAAGGATACCAATCCGAACCGGAATACCTTCTACGAGTTCACCGGATTCATAAAATGCGGCTGCTGCGGTGCCAATTACCGCTGCCAATCCGGAAAGCGTAAGGACGGCACCCCGACACGGTTTTGGTATTGCACCGGTCCACGTTCCGAATGTCGGAATCCGGCTATCAGGGACGAGACCATGAAGCGGCTGGTGACTGAGATCCTTGGCCTTGATGAGTTCGACGAGGCTGCGATGGACGCTCAGATTGAAAGTGCAACAATCCTCGACCACATGGTCACGTTCCATTTCAGGGACGGCCACATCGAATCCAGAGACTTCTTGGATAAGCGGCACGGCACCCCTTGGACCGAGGAACGGCGGGAAAAAGCAAAAAAATCCATGAAGGCCGCTTGGACAGACGAGCGCAGGGAGGCAATGAGTGAAAGAATCAAGAAAATAAGGAGCGAAAAGAAATGGCCAAATCCGTAACCACGATACCGGCGACGCTGTCACGCTTCACGGCGGCACCGATCAACAGCACTAAGAAGCGACGTGTGGCGGCCTACGCTCGTGTCAGCACCGACAACGAGGAGCAGCTGACCAGTTACGAAGCGCAGATTGACTACTACACGAATTACATCAATGGCCGGGATGATTGGGAGTTCGTCGGGGTATATCCTGACGAAGGCATCACCGGCACCAATACCAAAAAGCGTGAGCAGTTCAGGCAGATGGTTGCAGATGCCCTTGACGGCAAGATCGACCTGATTATCACGAAGTCGGTCAGCCGCTTTGCCAGAAACACAGTCGATAGCCTGACTACCATCCGGAAACTCAAGGAGCACAACGTCGAGGTCTATTTTGAAAAAGAAAACATCTGGACCTTCGACAGCAAGGGTGAACTTCTGCTGACGATCATGTCCTCGCTGGCGCAGGAAGAGTCCCGGTCCATTTCCGAGAACTGCACATGGGGCCAACGGAAGCGGTTTGTAGACGGCAAGGTCACGGTTCCGTTCAAGCGATTTCTGGGCTACGACATGGGGCCGGACCACAACCTCGTGGTAAACCCGGAACAGGCCAAGCTGGTCAAGCGCATCTACGGAATGTTCCTGCAAGGCCAGTCGCCATTCCAGATTTCCCGGACGCTGACCGAAGAAGGCATTCCTTCTCCCGGCGGCAAGGACCACTGGAACCCCAGCAACATCAAAAGCATTCTCACCAACGAAAAGTACAAGGGTGATGCGCTGCTGCAGAAGTCCTTCACTGTAGATTTTCTGACCAAGAAGAAAAAGACCAACGAGGGTGAAATCCCGCAGTACTACGTCAAGGACAACCACGAGGCCATTATCGATCCGGAGACCTTCGAGATGGTGCAGACGCTGATGACTACCCGCACCAAGGGCCGGAACCGCAAGAGCTCGGTCAGCATCTTTTCCAGTAAGGTCAAGTGCGGAGACTGCGGCAGCTGGTACGGGCCGAAGGTCTGGCACAGCAACGACGCCTACCGGAAGGTCATCTGGCAGTGTAATCACAAGTTCGACGGCCAGAAATGCGCCACACCGACACTCACCGAGGATGAAATAAAAGAACTGTTCCTCCGGGCCGCCAATCAGGTGATCGACCAGAAGGAACAGTTTATAGCCATATACGATCAGGTCCTTTCAAGAAGCCTCAACACCACGGCACTTGAGAGTGAGCTTTCGGATCTGGAAGCTGAAATCAACATCGCTGCCGAGCTCATCGAGGATTGCATCAAGGAGAACGCTCACGTCGCCCTCGATCAGGATGAATACCAGAAACGATACGATGCTCTGGTGGCCCGGTTCGATAAGGCCAAGGCCCGACACACCGAGGTCACCGATCTAATTACCGAGCGCATGGCCCGAAAGCACCAGATCGAAGCATACTTGAAAAACCTGCGGAGCCGGGAGCCGCTGACGGAGTTCCGGGAAACAGACTGGCTGGCGATGGTGGACTACATCACCGTCCACAGCAAAAAGGACATCCGGGTGACCTTCAAGGACGGTACCGAGATCAAAGCATAATCCCATAGACGCAGAAACGCCTCTGAACCACATTGGCTCGGAGGCGTTTTTTGTTATTTGAAGAATTCAGAGAGAGATAATATTTTTATGCTTTCACTCAGTTTAACTGGGTAACTGGTCCCTTTCGATACTTTTTCGTGTGGGAGGACTATTCTATATTCTTGCTCATCACTAAAGAATACATCCTTACAGAAAAGAGCCCTGAAAACATAGTCCGCTTGAAAAGAATATGTTGTCTTTCCATCCTTGATCACCGGCGGGACATCCTGCATCAGATATTTCATATACTCCATATCTATTGCTCTTTGATTGCTACCCTCGATTTCTAACCCTTTATCAATATGGAAATAGTGTACTTCTCCATGCTTTATTTCGCAGCCTATAGATTCGCTTACATCATCGAGAAATTTATAGGGCTCAGTAATAATGGCTACAGAGTTTGCTTTTGGAAAATGTTTCTTAATCGTCTCTTTCTTTTCCTCCGAAAGATTTATAATGTACTGCCCATTCTTATCTATCCCACAGTCATCTTCATAAACGGTAAAAAGGCAAAAAACGGGTATATGCTTTGCTGGCTCAAGATGAACAAGAATATTTCCGCTCATGTTAAAAGAAGTAATTGAACCAGTGTCGAGAGATTGCATTGTCATATTTTGAGAAAAAATCCTCGATCCAGCTTCGAGAATATCCCCTTGTCCTTTTATCTTTTGCTTGTCTTCAATTCCCCAAAAAGTCTCTGCGTTTGAGCAATATAAACTTCCTTTGGCAAACTCCTTTAGGTGCGATTCTTCTCCAAACTTTAGTAAGAATTTTATATGTCCCATTATTCTTCTCCAATCATTTTTTCTACACAGAGACTATCTCTCCTCAAGTGGACAGATCTTTGGCAGGATCTCAAGGAAGTGCTGACCGATCTTTTCTGCGTCATAGCCGTTGGCCTCGCAGATGAACCGGACGGTATCCGGCAGCAGGATGTGGCCCTTCGCTTTCTCCGCTTTGTATTTCTGCCACTCTTCGTATTCCTTGTTTGTGATTTGCTTCATGGCGATTACCTCAAAAAATGAACCTATAGCAAAGCTATTCTGATTCCTACAACTCCGTATTTCTGCTGATTATCTTTTGAATAGTACACGTTCATATCGTCGGGCGAGGCAGTTTCAATATCAGCTTCAGTGTAACCGCACTCCAGAAGCGACAGCTCTTTATACAACGACTCAAAAGAATCAAAGACATATTGCGCACTTACTTTTGCGCCGATTTTTTCGCCGGTCTCAGTATTTGAAAATTCAATTATGTCTCCGATCTGGATTTTTCTTCTTTTCTCGTCGAACAGCCGAAGCTCTATTGTTTTTGTACCTTCTTTAATCATTTGAAAAGGAGACGGTGTCAGCTGCATTGAGTGTGTCAT